TACCAGCAAGGGTGGCAGCTACAGAAATAAAAGCTGTAGTTGCTGCTGTAGTCATGATCGTAGTAGTCGGCATTGGGACTTCAATGTCCGTAAATGGGACTTCTATAATCTGAGCTTCAGGTGGAATTATTTTTGGAGTATAAGTAGCAGATTTAGGAGTTGTAGATTTAGTAGCTTCTTTTTCAGGAGCAGGATCAGAGTTAATACCCTCTATCCCTTCAGGTGGTCTAAGCGTGTTAGGAGGTACTACAAGCGGCTCATACGAAGGTATATCAGCCTGTGGTACCTCTAGTATAGGAATAGGTAAAACGAACGCTTCAGGTAGATTTAAAGAGGGTAATTGGGGCGGGTTAACCCACTCCATTACTTAACTCCAAACAATCCACGTTCGATAAAATCAACAGCTTGATCATCTACTGTGTTGTCTGTTGTAGAAGCCAACTTCCGTAGCAGGTCAATAATTAGTCGTTTGACCTTTGGAGATTGGATAAAAGAGAACAGAACTGGACGGATAAGTGTAATCATAATATTTAAGATGGTTTAGTTGGCCAGGCCATAGTGTGTGGGAAACCGGAAGCTGCACTTAGGTCGCGCAGCTCTTGGCGATAGGTAACCCAAGCAGCTTTAACTGAATCAGATAGTTTGCCATCAGCCGCTTGTGTCCAATCTGTGTCGTGTAATTTGATATCACGCTGTGTACGAACAGAAGTAGCAGCTTCTGCATCAATGCGTGCCTTGTATGCAGCTTCATTATCTGCTGCTGTAGTGACGTTGCCGTCGTCATCTGTAGTGTCAGTAAAGACTGGACCAGCGATAAACTTAGTGAACCACTTGCTATCAATCTCTTCGACACCACTACGTGTACTAACACCATAAGGAGAAGTAACAGTAGCTGCAGCACCATTTAGTACAGGATCGTAGCCATAGCTATCAAGGATGTCAGTTGTAATTTGCTTAGGGAAGCTTGTATTTGGTTGTGTTGCTTTGAACTGACTAACGGTAGTCAATTCACCATTTGAACGATTTCTAATTTCCATGATTAATTAAGCGATTGCGAGGAAGAGATAGGCGTTACCACTTACGTTAATACGTAAGTTGGCATTAGTACCTGTAGTTACTTTGAATCCAGTTGGTTGTGTCTCAACCCAGTCACTTGCGGATGGCTGCCCGGTGACGTTTAAACGCAAGTAAGGAGCTGCACTTGAAGTCATGCCTCTTAACGTGTCCCATAAATACCAATCATTACCGCTTGTAGTATCTTTAATTAAGACAAATCTTGCACCATTAGTAAATCCACAATCAACATTAAATGAACTTGTTCCTCCGTTTCCAGTGTAACTACCTACTTTTGATACTCCGGGTAGGGTTGCAAAGAGATATGCAACATGTGTACCTCCACTATAGTTTACATTGCCAGAAGCACCTGCCACAGTAAAAACTGAACTTGTTGGTTCGGTATTATTAAAAATTGAACTACTGACAATTGTCCCATTGTCACTGTTTAATGACATATAGTTTGTTGCACCATTAACTTTGTCGTATGTAATCCAGTTAAAACTGTGAGATCTAATTTTAAATATCATCAGTTCAGGTTTAACTGTTAAATTATGATTTACGGTACGGGTGACACCTGTCCCGCTATATGTAACTACATCCATGAAACCTGGAGCACGTTTGAACGCATGTATCAAAGAAATATTGCCACTTAAATTACTTCCTATTCCGATTGAGGTGTTTGAATCAGCACCAAATAAATATGGACTGGAATTATTGTAAACTGATTCCGAATTGGCACTGCTTGAAAACAATATTGGGTAGTTACCTGCGGTAGACGAAGGGACAGGATAGCCTCGTAATCTGTCCTGAAAACATCCAATCATTCCATTATTCGGGAGATAACTTAATGTCAAATCAACCGGAAAACCTGTTGTAAATCTATTTCCAGTTGATTCAGTAGCATAATTCATAGCAAACACTTCCGTCGCTAATTCCGGCGGCTTATGCGGACGGCGGATTGCCATGTAGATGTACTCAACACCACCGCTAGTTCCTGTTGATCCTAAAAATCCCTGTGAATAAAGACTTGCTCTACCTTGAGTTGATTCATTTGAAGAACTATTAGCTTCTAATTGAGCATCATCAGCTGCTTGTAGTGCACTAAAGAATGTTGATGTATCCGAAAGTGGATAATCGCCCGGCCCAGTAATACCTCTCATAGAGTCAAGCATAATCCAATCACCAGAGCCACTAGCATTCTTCATCAGCACGAACTGAGGCTCAAAGCCAAGGTCCACCTTAAAATTGCCCCAAGTGTTTGTTCCAGTATAACTCCCACATTTAACAATGCTTTCATTACCACCAGTACCAAACTGTGCGTCGTCATGAGCAAAGATGTAGGCGACGTAGTTGTCTCCATCTGCGTTAACGTTAGTTGGAGTACCAACTGTAAACACTGAAGATGTTGGGGTAGTGTTGTTCCACATTGAACCTGCAGAACCTGCTGCAGTTGTTTCATTTAAATATAAAATTTGATCTCCAAGGCTATGGTGATATACAGCCCACCAAGGATTTGAATCGTCAAGATTTTTGATAATAATCATCCCCGGCGCACTACCTAAGTTGTGTGCAACTGTTCTAGCGCTACCTGTACCCGTATAAGTAACTACATCAAAGAAACCAGGCGCTTTGCGGAATGTCCAGGAGGCGTATCTATGACTGCTATCGTTTACATAGAAAAGGCCCGAGTTTATTGTATAACCATTGCTATTAAATGAGCTAAAAGGTTGTGGCAAAGCTAACCCCGCAGGGCCGCTAGATACTAAATAACCCCCTGATTGAGTTTCTGTATCAATCAATGTTGGTGCATCACCTGATCTAGTGCGGTTCTTAAACCAAACAAGTCCACCTTTACCAGCTAAATCAATTCCATTGTTGATTTGGTTAGAGCCTTCGTTGCCGTCATACAAATACGTACTAAAAACATCATCAACGTAAAGCGGATCTTTCTTACCACCAGCCGATGCTAGTGCTGTTTGTTGTGTAATAGGATCCATATCAAGCTGTGTAATTACTTAGAACAGCACCACGATATTTAGTACCACCATCGGTGGTTACAAACATAAAGAGGTGAGTGCGTGCATCAGTGAGAGTTGGTGCCGTTTGGCCAGCATCAGCGTTCCAATAAACAGTGCCTTGCCCACCGGTTCCGGCTGGCCACGTAATAGCAGTACCTGTACCAGTTAAAACAAGTTCTAAAGTAAAAGAACCTACAGTTCCAGAAGCTGGTGGGTTACTAAAAGTTACTGTTGAAGACGTACTAATAGATTTTTTAAAGTAATTACCAGTGGAAAGGTTGATGTCTAATGCACCTACTGTTTCTGCTGTTTGCTTATAAGGACCGTCAACAGCAATACCTGCATTCATTGTTTGCAGTGCAGTATATGTATTTGTGGTATCACGTTTTGCAGTATCTGCATCGTAGGGCTGGATAGTAGTACCAATATCAGCAATACTTGCACCTGATGGGATAGTGACAGTACCAGTAAATGTTGGTGATGCAAGTGGAGCAGCGGAACCAGCACCAGCAAGAGCTGACACTGATACATCTACATCTGATCCACCGTTGTCGTATGTAATTGTATCGACTTTGAGTTTTCCGTATGCCATGATTAGTTAAGTACAGTAAGTAGAGAGTTAGCTCCGACAGTAATTGATACTCCTGAATTGATGGCAACTGCCGGTCCCATCATTCCTGCATTTGTACTAGCAGCGATTACTTTATTGACACTAATAGCTTGCGGTGTTTCAATAAATGCAGAGTCTACTGTTGCAAAACTAAGTACACCACTACCATTAGTAGTTAATGCCTGTCCATTTATACCAGTATCATTAGGTAGTGTCAGAGTGTAATTAGCACCTGCACTATGTGGTGGTCCTTTGATTTTAATACCGTGGGAATTAGCCTCACAGTTAAGGGTAATTTGACCCGAACCGTTTGTGCTATCACCAGTTACTACAGGAAGATTCCTTGTTAAGTAGCGTGCCTCAGGATCAGCAGCAAAATACTGCAGGAAATCCCATTTACTAGTAGAAGAATTATATTGTAGACGAACAATTAAGGCAGCGGAACCGGAAAATCCGGCTTGAAGTCCAGCGATAATACTTTGAGATTCAAGCCCAGTAGAGTCAGCAACTTCAATACGATCTTGGTTGCTAGGACTAGAAGGGAATGCAGCAAAGTTTGCTATAAGTGTATAAAAAACAGCACTAGACACAAGCGTACTGGCTGCATTACTTGTGGTAACAGCAGCATTTGCCTGACTGATAGCGTAAGCAAGTCCCTGTGGGTTGCTACCTACACCATCACCAGCAGGATTAGTCCCATCATGTAAATATGTACTTACAGTGGTAGTAACGTTAGATGCAGCAGTAGCCGCAGAACCAGCATTTGCCACTGCAGTATCAGCCGTAGCTATTGCATAGGCCAATCCTTGAGGGTTTGAACCAACTCCATCCCCTTGCGCATTAGTCCCATCATGTAAATATGTGTTGACGCGGGAAAGAGCAGTGTTTGCCGTATTGGCAGCAGCAACACTTGCTGCAGTACTACCATCATCTTCAGCAACAATAAAACTACTACTAGATGCCTGATACTTAAGGATCTTACCTTCAGCAACACCAGTAGTATCTACATCAGTTAAGACATTAATAGAGTTAGCCGACGTTACATCCGCTCCTACAGAGATACCAGTAAGCTTAGTTTTCTCAGTATCTGTAAAAACATTACTGTCAGTGGCAGAATCAACTAGAGATCTGATGTCTGCAGCAGATTGATTAGCTGTTGCACCAGTAGCAATACCAGTTAACTTAGTCTTTTCAGCATCAGTAAATACATTACTATCAGTAGCAGAGTCAACTAACGTTCTAACCTCTGCTGCTGTCTGATCTGCAGTTGCACTAGGCTCAATGCCATCTAGCTTTGTACCATCAGTAGCTACATCACGTCCGTCTACAGTACCAGTTACCGTAATATTACCTGTAGTAGCAATAGACTGGCTGCCAAAGTTTGGATTTACTTTTGTACCAGCAATAGCAGCACTTGTATTTATATCAGCATCAACAATTGCACCATTAGCAATCTTTGCTGAAGTAATGGCTCCGTCAGAGATCTTTGATTCTACAACAGCATTACTAGCAATCTTACTAGAAATAACTGCATTATTAGCAATCTTGGCTGTAGTTACATTGAGATCACGAATAGCTTGTGTATCAACAGCATCAATAGAGATGTCACCAGAATCGACTTTTTCTGCAAGCTTATACAGGACCTGATCCATGTTGTTGTTCAGGTCTGCAGATTGAATTGTTGCACCAGCTTGGAAATCAGCCTTAGGTGCAGGAGCTTGATTACTAAGAATAGTTGTATCCCTAAAGATACGAACATGGGCACCAGATGCAGGTGCTGATGTAAATGAAACTGTTCCACTACCACTGGTTGCATAACCAGAAATAGTAAAACCACTAGATTGGAGAACTCCGTTGATACTTACCTTTACTTCTGACTGACTCAACGAAGGAAAGGTAATTGTATACGTGGCCGGAGCTGTATAAGTTGATTCAGCCATTAGTTAGGATTGTTTATTTCGATGATTCGGGGGAGTTGTTGAATTTGAGATAGTCGTGTCTTCCTATTTTCATCTTCTTTTTGGTCTTGCTCATCCATAAGTGAAACAACAGCAGGATCTTCTTGAATACTTGCCCAAGCTCGTTGTTGTGCTTTTAAGAATGCAGAAGCAATAAGATCATTATGCTTAAAGCTCATAGGATCTTTGTCTTGACGACCATTGCGGATATCAGAACGCATTAGCTCCATAGAAGCTTGTACGTCTTTTCTTGCTGCAAGAGCATCTAGAGTACCTTCAAGATTCTGACGACCAATAGCACGCATATACAGAGAACGGACCTTAGGTGAATCTTTTAAACTGTAACTACCATTTGGTGAGGAATACACTGAGGTACGTGCATCATAATTACTATCAAGAAATAGTTTACGACCGGGTGTCATGTTATCAATACTAAAATTGACAGGGAATACTGCATTTAGCGCACGCTGCCAAAACTGCCAGTCACGTAATGGTTTACCGTTTAAGATGTCATATTTAATAGCAAGAGGATCACCAGCTATTTGTTCAGAAGCAAGGTTACGATTACGAATAGAGTCTCCGATTTCAGATCCAAGCTCACGATAATAAGGTGTAATAACTTTGCCAAGTGCGTTTCTCATACCTGCACCTGGGACAGTATTGTTTAAAATATTTCCAAAGATTTTACTTTGAGTACCAGGCTGACCTGACATAAGATCTACAAGCTGACTAAGACCTGCGGTATACGATTTAGATGTAGCAGCACCCATAGTTGCAAGTGTCATTTTCGACAATTTGTCTTTAGTCCACTCTTCACCCATAAGATCATTGTTGTCGCCAATATCTGCCATAGTTGAAAGCATCATGGCGAAAGGTTCAAACAAGTCATAGCTGACCCAAGCACCGCCAATTTTGATAGATCTAGGTTGCCATCCAGCTTTGATCCAATTTTCACGAACAGCACGATCTTGGGGACCGTTACCAGTTAGTTCTCCATTTTGATATTTCTGCATACCCATAAAGACAACAGAGTTACCAATAATTTGTTGTCCTACAATTTCAGACCTAGCATTTTTTAGATCAGCCGCAGTCTCAATACCATACTTAAGAACTGAGTCCAGATTATCTGGGTCAGCAAACATGATGTCAAGATTTTTTTTATGCAGGAGTCCCATTACTGGCATGTTTTTAAAGGTAAGGTTTAAACCGTTAACACCTGTCCTAGCGAATAAGTAAAAAGGTTTGACCAATGGAAATTGATTAAATACATTGTCTAGAGCAGCAGAAAAACCAGAAAGTTCTTTTGTTAAAGTAGCTTCTTTAAACGATGCCTTTAGGAATTCATCTTTGTCTAAATCAATATTACCGGACTCATCAAGAAGTTGATTATAAAATTTAGATTCAAGGTTTTTAATGTCATCAGGTCGAATGTCCATGATGTCACCAGACCGCTTCATTTCAAAAGCTTGTCTATATGCTTTTTCTCTTGAGCGTGCTCTAGCCATAATGAACTTGTAGGTGTCATCGGTGGCTGCCATAACACGTGGTGACCATGACCACAATTTAGTGTCGTTAAGACCCCGTGCCATATTGGCAATACCATATGCAGCCTTATCACCATAAGATCCACGTTGTTGAGTCCACTTACCTAGAGCTTCCCAAGACTCATCAAACTTGTTAGTGTCGGTAAACCTTGTCCGCATATTAGCTATGTCACCTGACCAATATGAATCAAGTTGAGTTCTAAACACTTCAAATGCTTCAGGCACCATATTAGTAAAAGCATTCATTGCAGCAAAATTTGCACGTGCATTATCAATATCAAGACGTGCAAGAGAACCAAGCGCACGACCCATAGGCTGCAGATAACCAACAATGCCAGTACCAGCAATAGCTCGTATAGGAGTAGCAACACCACTAAGAATGCTGTTAATCATGACACCAGACAGCTCACGTAAAACAACACTGTTGTTGTTTACAGAATGCAGCTTGGTACGCATAAATTTATCAAGGTCAGTCCAGTTATGGATCTTGTTAGACATAGAAAATGCTTCAATCAAACCTTGCAATAGCTCTTCGTTGCCATCTTTACCGACAAGAGTCATTGCCATTTGCACAGTATTCTTTGTCTCCTCATGAATTTTATTCAAGGCATCAGCAGCACGTTTGGCACCTCTTGGTCCTTGAAGCTTTCTAAATTCACTAGAGATAAGGTAACGTGATCTTTTTACATTTTCCATACCGACAATTAGACGATCAGTAATAGTCTTCATAGGACCATCTGTGTCTGCTATATCAGCAATATTAAATAGCTCACGAGCGCCAATAGACAAGTCACGAAGTTGTTTGAAAAGTGAAGCATTGACAAGATCAGCGGCAATAACATTTTCCATAGCCCATGCTTCCATAGAATCTTTTCCACCAGTTCGGAAAGTTACCTCATCCAAAATAGGTTTCCAAAAGTCCTCAGAATCAACAGCAGTCGCATTACGACCCATAATCTCTTGCATACGCCTGTATGCAGGTTCAAATACTTCTTTAAAAGTTAGATTATTTGTCTTAATTTCTTTGAGCATCTGTTGGTATCTGTAGTCACCAACAAATTCTTTTGCCTTTTGACGTAGGAACTCTTCAGAAAGACCACTTTCAGTTGCCATACGTTCAGCCTGCGCTGGGGTCATGACAGAATCAGTAGACCCAGATCTTGCTGATGGATCAGAATCAATCTTGTTAAGTTGCTTATGAATATCAAATGCAGTGTTTGTACTGTTAGGTGCACCCTGCCAAGGATCAGCAATAGGCTTATGCATATGACCACGCATACGAACCTTAGGCTTAGGTATGCCACCTTCAGGAGGAAGCCGTGGAACATCTGTAATGTCACGAACCTCTACAGGTTCAACAGAAGCCTCAAGCCTCGGGTCTGCACTATCAAGTTGGTTGACACCAGAAATATTTCTGACTTCAACCTCTTGCATAGCCTGAGCAAGTTCAATCTTACCTTTTTCAACAACCTGATCTTCTTGGTTTTGTCTCCTAGCAAGTGCCTTTATAGCACCTTCTTCACCAAATAACTTACCAAGTATCTTATCAAAAGTACCAGCAAGACCCATCTCTTCTACAACATGTTTAAACTTTTTAAGAAGAGGATGATCACTATCTTTAGTAGCTATTGGTCCTAAAATAAAGTCCATTTCTGGGACTCTTTTAACAACCTCACCCGATAGATTATCTCCATCATGCTTGTCAGATAACAAAGCAGCAAGGCCAGCCGCTGTCATACCTACTGCTAAAGGACCTGCACTAGCAATAGCGCCACCTGTACCAATTACTAAGCCGAGGCCAAAGGTTCCATAATGAGAAATATCTTCTGAGATTTTACCCCACCAAGTTTTAACAAAAGGAGATGGGGTGTCTTTCATTGGATTCCATTCAGGCTCATAGCCTTCAGCACCAATTTCTTCACCACGAGCTGCATCGAACAAACGTTCAGGTGCAGTCATTGTTGATCTAATTGCATCTAGACCACCTTTAGCGATGGCATTCCTAAGTTCAATAACATTCTCACCTGGACCAAACTGACTAGGATCTTTCAGTTGTTGGTTTACATCCTGTTGTGCCATAAAGGCATTAGGATTGACAGGCTGTGGAGCTGTACGTTGGTTAAACGTACCAGCATCCTCACTTGTAATTTCGTTTTGGGCTTCTGCAAGTCGAGCTTCATAGTCAGCCTTAGCTGCCCTTTCTTCCTCTTCCCGCTCAGCCGCTTCTCGTCGAAGAATATCCTCTTCATTAATGTCAATTTGATTCGACAAAAAATCTGTATCAAAACCTGACGGATCTAAGTCACGTTCCATAGTTACCGTAGTAATTAATTAAGCACACCTGCAGTGATGTTGCGTCGTTCAAGCATTGGTTCATTTTGTGCCATCTGTGAAAGCGTTGTAACTAACTGGCTTTGCTCGTCAGCACTGAGAAACTTAGCTCCACGCCACTCACTAATCAGTCCAGCTACATCACCCTGTCCCCATGCAATACGTTGTTGCCAACGCCGTACAACAAACATACGTTGTGTACGTTGATCAAAGATAGTATTCTCATCAACCAAACCTTCAGACGCTAGGAGTCCATAGACTTCACGTAAGGTCTTAGGAATAAATTGAAATTCACCAGCAGCAAATATCTTTCCTTGTTGACCTAAGCTAATAAGTTCGCCTATAGGCATAGCACTGATTGGTTTACCAAACCTGTTATCCGTAGCACTGTTACCGGGATCATGAGCGGTATAGCCATTATCAGAACCACCAAGGTTATAAGCATCTTTACCACCATAAGCACGTGATTCAACACTACCTAAGGCTTCATAAGTCCATTCATTGTCATACAGCCCTATAGCAGATAAAGCACGGTAGGTACGACTTGGAGTGTTATGGAAGTTAAGTAGTTTTTTAACCCAAGGTTCTTGTACACCAACAGCTTGCTCTACCAGTGGCTTAAGAAGTGTCGGTTTACCAGCAGCACGTAATTGATTGTTGGCAATATCCCAAGCTGTAAATGAGGTACCATCAGCTAGTAGATGATAGATTTCGGGAATACTTCCACGACCAGTCTGTTGAAACTCTTCTAGCTTGACTAAATCATCTTGAGTTCCAGAAAGAATCTGTGTATTAACAGCATTTGGATTGGCACGAATGTCACGTCTAGCAAGGTTTAATCTTTCTTGCTGTAATGTATTAGCAGTGACTGAAGGAGCAACTGTATAAGATCCTGCTTTGATGTTATCTCTTACACGCTGGATAGCTAGCTCGTGTGCCTCTTGCTGACTATATTTGCCAGTACGGATATTGGCTGCAAAGTAACGATCATATGCTTGCTTACTGCGAGCTAAAACAGTTTCATATACTTCTCTTGAACCTCCAGGGTTTACAGTGCCCTCTTCCGTAAAAAACTGATCCTGGGCCTGACCAGTAATACGTTTGTCAGCTTCAGTTTTAAATTCAGAAGGTGCATTAGCAATAGACTCATCTTCTTTAACAGCGCCTTCAAATTGAAGTGCTACCGCAGAAGACACACCACGGAGATCTTCTGCTGAAAGATGACCTTTACCGCTCCGAGAACGGATTAAATTGAGACGATCAATATCATCTTGATCATTACGTTCTTCACGTGTCTGGTAATCATCAAGAAATCTAAGGGATTGCGGATCAATACCATCAGCAATTGCGTCAGCGCGAATAGCTTCTATCTGTTCGTTAGATGCCTTTTGACCATTGGCTGCAAGCTCAGCCATATCATCATTAAATTCTAATTCCAAAGATGTTGCCATATCAGCGCGACGTTGCGTCTCCTGATTTAAATCAGTACGACTTGCATCAAAGATAGTGTCTTTAAGATCTCCAAAGTCACGCGCAAAGGCTTTCCCAATTGTGGTCCTCCCCATACCATTATGATCGAACTCATGAGCAAGGAAGGCATTAGCTGTTTTTGTATCAATCTGTCTATTAACGATTAGTTGTTTTAAAATTGATGCAAGTTGTTTACGTGCATTACCTACACCACCATAAAGACCTTGATTTGTTTTGGTCCAAGCAAGTGTAGAATCATAATCACCAGAAATTAAAGAATTAAATAAACTATCTGATGCTTCTGTTTTTTGATTAGAATCAATAGTAGATCGTGCAGCTTGATTCCAACGAAGTTCATCTGCAGCTTCTACTTTTCTCATACCAGAAAAAAGATGCTTGCTTTGGAGACCTTCGTTGAGGCCAGTAAATTGCTTAAGGTATTGAGTACGGTGATAGGTTTGCCACGCCCTACGTTCAGATGGATCAACAGTTGAATAACCAATAGTACGATCACCAACTTGAATCTGATCATCACGAACACTTAACATGTAATCGCTATAACCAACAGAACCTGCTTTCTTAAGTCGGCCAACTTCTAAACCATATTTATACCAAGAGCTTTTTTGCTTGACACGTTCTCTAACAAGTGGATCAGCATCAGCATAGGTATCATTATGCGCTTGTTCTTCAGCAGCATATTGCTCGTCAGCTTCATCAATTTCAGGAGTAGGTAGGTTCTCTTTCCAAGCATCCTCCTGCCCCTTTAGCATTTCCTTTTGATTGATTTCTTCTTGCCTTTTGACAAGTGCATTAGTCAAAGTCCCAGCAAGTTTTCCTAAAGCCATAAGATCAGAACCAGCCTGATCAGCATTTTTTATACGAGTTTGATCGTTAGTATTAATGGAACTATTCAAGCGCTCAATATCTCTATTTAAAATATCATTTTGTTGTCTAACTCCTGAAGCATATTCACCTAGTTGGGATGGATTGAAGGCACCACTTCCATCAGCAATGCCTTGAAAAGAACTTGTCATTATTTATCCAGTAGGAGGGGTAAGGCTTTTATAAGTATTGAGACCATCTACAGCAGAACCAGCAAGTCCTGCAACTAAACCTAATTTGCTAGGACCTTTTACAAATTCAACATTACTTGTTGGTGCAGGTCCTGGTCTAAATGGAGTAGCAACGCTTGTAAATAACTTTTGACGTTGGGCGTCAGCTTTTCGTTTGGTATCTAGATTACGCCTATACCTTGCAATAGATTGACGTTCTAGATTTGAATAAAGTACTGCTTCTGCCCTACCTTGTTCTTTGATGGTGTTTAAACCATAGCTACGAGATCGACCACCTTCGTTAGCTCTTTTAACACCAAGACGTTTGGCTGCCATTTCTTGCTGAGCAAAACGTACTTGGTCCTCGGCATCTTGTAGCTTTAAATCCTCTTCAGAAAAGGCTCTCATGGCAGCGAGTGCTGCCTCATCTTGTTGCTTAGACACATCAGTAACTTGCTGGTTATAATCAGCAATACCTCTAAGGCTGTCTAATTCATACTTGCGGTTTCTTTGATTTGCTTGGTTAGCAATTGATCTGTTCTGAGCAGCAGCTTGATCTTGGGCTTGCTTATGTCCAGCATAAGCTGATAGCCCCGAACTACCTGCACTCAATAGACCTAAACCAAGGC